CCGCGGTGGTCGGCATGTCCTATTTTGCACGTATTCAGGGCGTGCCGGCTCCGGCGTTTTCGTCACTCACAGTAAGGGGCTCGCATGGGTGAGCACAGCAAGGGACCGGCCGGTATCGGCGTCGTTCTCGACTTCGTCAGGAAGCATCGGAAAGCAATCGTCGGCTTCGTGGCGGGTGCCGTCGCTGCCGTGACTGCCATCAAGCCGGACTTCCCGGGCGCTGCCGTCATGGGCGCCGTTCATGTCCTTCTGGGTGTCTAGGTAGCCGACTCCCTTCGTGGCGGGTGTAAGTGCATTCACCGCGAAGGGAATTCGGCAGTGGCCTATTACAAGTCCATTGGTCTGATCGGTCCGGCCCAGTCCGGCAAAGACACGGTCGGCGCACGGCTCCGGCAGCGTTACGGATATCAGCGCGTCGCATTCGCTGACCCTTTGAAGCGGGCAGCGCTTCGCGTTGACCCGATCATCCCGACCACGTACGGCGTGCACGTCCGGCTTTCGAAGCTCATTGCCGCCGTCGGCTGGGACTACGCGAAGACCACGTACCCGGAAGTTCGTCGGGTGCTTCAGCACGTCGGGCAGACGGTTCGCGACATTGACCCGGGTTTCTGGGTCCGTGCCGCTGCCCCCGCTATCGACGCTGCGGAGCGCCTGAACCTGCCGGTTGTCGTCACTGACGTTCGGTACGAGAACGAAGCGACTTACCTTCGTGACAGGGGCTTCGCCACGATCCGGGTTACTCGACCTGGGGCCGGAGCTACCGGCGACACGGCGAAGCACAAGAGCGAAACGGAGCTTGAGAACTGGGCGACGGCGCTGACCATTGCGAACACGGGAACGCTCGAAGAGCTGAACCGGATCATTGACTCACTCCTTCTCCCCCGGAGCCGCTGACACGGGCCCCCTACTGACTGACCCTCAACCGGGTTGGTCGGTAGGGGGCTTTCGTCGTTTGGTCACGGGAAGGTAAAGCTTTCTGTCTACTCACGTGAGTAGTCACGAAACGGGGCTTCGGGGCGCTAGGCTGAGCACAGCACAGCGAAGACGACGAAGGGGCGGGGCGCATGTTCACGGTCAAGTACAACCGGACGACCAACCACATTGACGGGCTTGCGATTCGCTCGACCGGCGGCGGCAACGACATGGGCGACCACGTGTCGGATTACGCGCTGAGCGCCTGCCCGTCGCTGACCCGGTACAACTTCGCGGACGGCGCCCAGTTCGAAGACGTTGAAGACGCCCTTGAGGCAGCGCGTAAGGCTGGGGGTCGCAAGCTGTGCAAGCACTGTGAGAAGGCCGCTGAAGCCATGATTGAGGCTGAGCGTGTCGCCCGTGAAGAGCGCCTGAACCGTGACCCGCGCGGTGACGAATGGATGGGGCGCACGATCGGTGACGCCGTGACCGTGACCCTGAACGGCCGGACGTTCGACACGGAGCTGACCGGCGCGGACCACATCACGCCCGGTTGGACGGTTGCCTATGTGGACGAAGACGGGAACCGTACCGACTCGTTCGTTGTGGTGACCGACGCCGACATTGCCGAAGACGTGACTACTCACGTGAGTAGTCTGGTAGAGTCGGCCACGCACGACGACGACAACAACGAAGGGGGCTCCACCATGGCCGCGAAGAAGCTGAAGCTGAAGGACGTCCGGGGCGACATTCGGATTGGCAGCGCGACCGGTTCCAACGGAACCATGCACGCTCTGAAGGCGGAGCTTGACGCCGACGGCCGGAACGTCACCTACTGCCCGACGAAGTTCAAGACGCCCGTTCGGTCCTTCGGTCCGGCCATGGATCAGAAGCCCGAACTTGAGCTGTGCGCCGGTTGCTCGAAGGTCGTTCCGACCGGCGACGTGATCGTGACGGAAGAGCCGGTGAAGATCCCGGGTCTCAACCTGACGGTCAGTCAGAAGAAGATCACGCCCGTTGAGGGCGCCAACGAAGGAGAGAACGTCATGCCCGCTGCCGCGAAGAAGACCGCTGCCGCTACGCCCGAAGCCCAGGACGTTGACGCTCAGATCAGCCGTGTTCATGAGCACGTCGACGCAATCAAGGCCGCTGAGTCCGCCGACGTCGCTGAGGCGAACGCTGGGCAGGCGGAAGACCTGATTGCGAAGCTTCCGACGAAGCACCGCAACACGCTTCGTGCGACCGTGTCTGAGGCGAAGAAGGCGAAGCTGACGGAGCTGAACCCGGCACCTGCCGCCGACGCGCCTGCCGCCGCTACTGCCCCCGCTGCCCCTGCCGCGAAGAAGACCGCTTCGAAGGCCGTTGCGAAGAAGGCCGTTGCCGAAGTGGCCGAAGACTTCAACAAGTTCGACGGCGTGACGAAGCTTGTGAAGGACGGCGTCAAGTTCGTCAGCGAAGGTATCGACCTGGGTCTGAAGATGACCAACGTCGGTGAGCGCCTGGCACACACCATGCTCGACATGCGCACCCGCATCCCGAACCCGGACGCGAACAACCTGCCCGACCTGACGTCGGTTCGGAAGACCACGAAGAACAGTCACGCCGCCGTGTGGGACGAAGTCCGGAAGAGCATTGCCGACGACGACGTTGAGCGCCTGGGCGCCTTCAACTCCCTTCAGCGCGCCACTCAGAACAAGGCTTCGGACGTGCTGTGTGACTGGCTTGAGTCCTTCAACGGCCCGGACCGTGAAGAGACGCTGACGGTCATGCGGTCGCTCTTCCCGGGTGCCGTCGCGAAGCTCGAAGCGAACGCCGCCGCTATCGCTGAGGCTCAGGCCGACGCCGACGTTGACGAAGCCGACTACCCGGCGGAGCTGAAGCCGTCCGACGCCATTCGTGCGCTGTACGAAGAGAACGGCGTTGAGCTTCCGAAGTACGGCCGTACGGAGCTTGCCCGTATCGACCGGCGCGTGAAGAAGCTTGAGGCGACCACGAAGGAACTTGAGGCGCTGAAGGAAGCCGACGACGCCGACGCTTCGAAGGTCGAAGAGCTTGAGGGCGCCTTGAAGGAACTGACGGCGGAGATTCCCGCTGAGTTCGTGCCGGACGGAGAGAAGGAGGAGAAGACCGAAGGTCAGAAGACGGTCGAAGCTCTTGCCGCCGTGAAGACCCAGCTTGAGAAGGCCGGTAAGCGCTTCGGCAAGGTCAAGAGCGCTGCCGACAAGCGGAAGGCGAAGGCGGAGCTGTACAGCATCATTCGCGCTGCCGCCGACGCGTTCGACCTTGACCTGAGCGCGCTTGTCACGTCGGACGACGAAGACTGACACACGGGGCTGAGCGCCCCTCACAGCCCCTCACAGCCCCGTCGGGTCACCACGTACCGGCGGGGCTTCGTCACGCCCTTACAGCGGAAGGAACGGCTGACCTGGGGTGAGTGATGAAGTGACGCTGTGACTCTTTTCCTGGATTCACATAAGACTTCTCATTGAGTAAACCCAGCTCGACGCCACTTCGTCACAGCGTCACCACGTAGCCGACTCCCTTCAAAACAGGTAGAGACACCTACCGCTGAAGGGGGCCCACGTGCCCAAGATTCGTACCGTCTACCGTGGCGGAAGCCGGTTCTACGTCCACCCTGAGAACCGGGAAATTGTTCACCCGGGCGTGACGTCCGTTCTCGGAATGCTGGCAAAGCAAAACTTCCTTGCTCCGTGGCAAGCGAAGATGGCCGCTGAGTTGGCCGTTGACTCAATCGACTTCGTTGCCGACATGGCCCAGCGCGACCGTGACGGAGCCGTTGACTACCTGAAGGGTGCCGCGCGCCGGTACACGAAGGTTCGCGCCGACCTGGGCAGCGAAGCGCACGACCTGTTTGAGCGACTGATCCGGGGTGAGTACGTCGGACGCGTGCGCGCTGATCTGACGCCCTACGTCGAGCACTTCCGTGAGTTCCTTGAGGCAGTCAACCCGGAGCTTGTACGGGCCGAAGACGTCGCATGGTCGGACACCTACGGGTACGCCGGAAGCTTTGACGTCGTTATGCGCGTATGGCTCGACGCCGACGGCAACCCGACTCCCGACCGGTCCGGCACGCCCCATCTGATCATGGGCGACTGGAAGACTTCGAAGGCGACTTACCCGGACGTCGCCCTTCAGATGAGCGCTTACATGAACGCCGACTTCATCATTGACCCGGACGGCAACCGTGAGCCGATGCCGGAGTTTGACGGCGCCGCTGTGCTTCACGTGACTGACACAACCTGGGCGTTCAAGCCGGTCGAGACTGGGCCGGACGTCTTCGCTCACTTCCTGCACCTTCGCGCAACATTCGATTGGGACCGTGACGTTTCCCGGAAGGTGATCGGGAAGCCCATTGCGAAGAAGGCAGCGGGCAAGCTTGTGACCGGCACCCAGCGGCGCGCCCGGTAACCGACTCCCTTACTCACGACTGAGAGACACCCGCACCGCTGAAGGAGAGAACACCTTGAACCGTCGCACGAAGGACGCCCTGAAGACCTTTGCCGTTGGCGCTGCCCTGGGCTTCGCCTTCGCCTTCCTGGGGCTCATGGTGTCGGCGTACGCCGTCATGATCCTTGTCGGTATGTGGCACGGCCACAACGACGCCATTCCGGCGCTGGGCTTCTTTGACTCCGTGTACGGCGTCGCCCTTGTCGGCCTTCTGGGGCTCATCGTGGCGCCCCTGACGCGCGACTAGCACCCTTCCGGCCCAACTCCCCAGGGTCAGCCCCTCAGTGCCTCACAAGGGCGCTGGGGGGCTTTTTGTGTTTCGCCTTGTACCAACCCGGCTCAGGTCACCGACTCCCTTACCCACAAGTGAGACAGCAAACGGGCGGCAAGCCCCTGCACCTGGGAGCACACACATGGCGAAGCGTTCCATTTGGGCCGGAGACGAAGACAACAAGCCGAAGAAGCGTGAGACGTACGCCGACGACACCGTTGGCCGCTTTCACTCCGGCTTCTCTGAGCTGAACGAGCGCGGGAAGATGGTTCCCGTTGCCCTTGCTGAGTGGCGCGTGTCGACCGGTGAGAAGACCGTTGCCGACGCCGTTGCCCAGCTCTTCGGCGGCACTCCGGTCGAGAACGAAGAGAGCACGTCTGAGAACTTCATTGACGTCTTCACGGAGAAGGCCCGGGTGCCGATCATCCTTGAGGCCGACGGTATCCAGTGGGACATGAAGCACTGGGTGAACGGCAAGCTGAAGCACCACTGTGACGGCTTCGACTTCAAGTCGCACCCCAGCGACCCGGACGCCGTTGGTCAGCCGTGCGGTTGCCCGACGCTCTTCGATGAGCGGAAGGCGGACGCGAAGAACGACGACGGCCCGAACCCGGCAATCACGGTGACCTTCAACCTTGCCGATGACCCGGAGCTTGGGAAGTTCAAGTTTCAGACTGGGTCTTGGACGCTCTTCAAGGTGCTTCACGAAGCCGAAGACGACCTTGAGCGCATCGGCAAGGGTGGCGCTGTGCTCGCTTACCTTGAGCTTGAGTTGGTCGAGTACACGCCGAAGAAGGGCCCGATGCGGAACAAGCTTGTGTCGTATTACAAGCCCGTCATCAACGTCGTGAAGTCCTTCAACGACGCCATTGCCGACGACGCCGAGTGAGCGCGCCGGAAGCCGCTACGCCTGAAGCCTGGGCGCGCGTCATGAAGGGTGCGAGTGACGAAGCCGTTGGGGCGCCACTGTGGCAGTACCCGCCGGAAGCACGTCTTGCCGTCCTTCATGAGCGTCGCGCCCGGTTCGGCGTTCCGACGGCAGACGACTTCGATCCGGAATACCACTAGTGGCCCAGCGCGGAACGGTCACCGACTATGCGGGTGAGCCCCTGTATGTCGGTGACCTGATCAACTACGCAACCCGCTGCGGGAATGGGACCCGGGCAACGGACGCAATCATTCGGGAAATTGAGATTCGGTATGCCTACGGCAAGCGAATTCCATTCCTGAAGGTTCAGCCGACCGGCGTTGAATCCCGAAGCGGGCTTGAAGCACGCAAGACGTTGCGCGCCGAATGGATCGGCACGGAACACGTACGCCTGTTGCGAAGCAACGTGACGGGCCAACCGAGAGACTGACGGACACAGCCCCGGGCGGAGCACATAGCTTCGTGCCGGGGCTTTCCGTGTACTCACGTGAGTAGACAGGAAGAGCGACATGCATACGGGTGTGTTCATCGGGCCGGACTATGCGCCTGCCCTGGGTGACCTTCGAGCGCTCGACGCTGGGGACACCGTTTACCTGAAGCCGGGTGCGACTGACCGGCGCGACTGGGGGCGCTATCTCGACGCGCTGAGCGTGGCCGTGACCCGGGGCGCTTCGGTTGTGTGGTGGACGTCGTGACCCATGAGCCGAAGTGTTCCTGTCAGCCGTGCCGGAACAAGCGCCGGAAGGCTTACATCAAGGACTATTACCGGAAGCTTCCGAAGGACAAGCGGCACACGCTGAGTCAGAAGCGTCGGGCGACGGCGTACGGGGTCGAGCACGCCGAGTATTCCCGCACAGAGATCATGCGCCGCTGGGGCTTCCGCTGTGCGTACTGCGACGCGAAGGCCACGCACCTTGACCACGTGCACCCGCTGAGCAAGGGGGGTGCCGACGCTGCGCACAACATGCTTCCGGCGTGCGCCCCATGCAACTTGAGCAAGGGCGCGAAGACGCTTGCTGAGTGGGCGCTGACGTTCGGTCCGAAGGGCAAGTAACCGACTCCCTTACGGGTGCCTGAGAGCAACTATCGAAGGGGTTCGTATGGACTTCGTGGGCATCCTGGGCCGGTTCAAGCAAGTCAGCGAAGAGCCGGACGGCGGTTACCTTGCCGTCTGTCCGGCGCACGCTGATTCCCGCCCGTCACTCCGTATATGGCGTGGCGACGACCTGAAGGTAAGGCTGACGTGCCGCGCCGGTTGCGACACGGGCGACGTCGTCAAGGCCGCTGGGCTGACGTGGCGTGACCTGTTTGACGCGACCGGCGAAGGCGCGACCGTTCCGAAGGAGAAGCCGAAGATGGTTGGTCCGGCAAACGTGGTCGCGCTGCGCATGTGGCTTGAGTCCCGAAGCCTGACGGCGGACGCTGCGGCTTACGCCGGTACCCGGTTCGGACTGAGCCCCGAAGAGTCCGCGCGCCTGGGGCTGAAGGCTTCTCCGGCCAACCCGACTCGCGTTGACGGCAACTTCCCTGACTTCCTGTCTACGGCGTTTCTCCGGTACCCCCGGCTTGTCGTGCCGCTGAAGGGATTCGACGGCGTGACCCGTGGCGCCCAGGGGCGTGACCTGAGCGGCAAGTGTCCTGGGCGTTGGCTGAGCCTGAGCAACCCTGAAGGGCAGCGCTGGGCACCGTACGGCGTCTTCAAGGGCGAAGCCGGGTACGGGGTCATTCTTCTGACTGAGGGGCCCGGAGACGCGCTCACAGCCGTTTCGGTCGGGTACGACGCCGTTGCCGTCCGGGGCGCTTCTCTGGTCAACAACCCTGATCTTGTGGCGGAGTTGGCCGACGGCTTGCGCGGCTATCAGGTGATCGTGTGCGGAGACAACGACACGGCCGGTATGGGCTTCACGCTCCGTCTGTCTGAGGGGCTTGCCAGTCACGGAATCGACGTGTACGCGCTGAGCACCCAGGGCGACGACCTTACGGATTGGCGCGAGTCGAACCCGTCGGCGTTCCCGTCGGCTCTTCACGCTGCCGTTAAGGCCGCTCGACCCGTGCGTGACCGTGCCCAGGTTGAGGCGCAGCACCGTAAGGCGGAAGTTGCGCACCGTACCGGCGCCGTTCAGGTGTCGAGCGTTCAGGGCGCTGACGCTGCCCGCATCCTGGGCGACCTTGTCACCACCTACGGCGAGTCTGACGCCATGAATGCTCACGCGTTGGTCGCGTGGACTGACGGACGTATCAAGTACGCGTCGGGCCTGGGGTACTTCGTGTGGGACGGCGTGACCTGGGTCAAGTCGGCAACCCGTGTGCGCCAAGAGATTCACGCCATGGGCGCGGCTCTTGTCCTTGCCGGGTGCCTGCCGGAGTCGCGCGGCTTCACCATGACGACGCGCATTGACGCACTCATGACGGAGCTTCGCAGCGTTCCCAGCGTGCACGTTGACGCTGAAGAGTTCGACGCGAAGCCGCACCTGTTGAGCTTCAGCAACGGCGTTGTCGACCTTCGTACCGGCAAGCTCCGGGCGCATGACAAGGGCGACATGCTGACTGTGTCGCTGCCGGTTGAGTACGACCCGACGGCCCAGGCGCCCAGGTGGGAACAGTTCATCAGTGAGATTTTCCCGGGCAACGCTGACCTTGTGGACTACGTCCGGCGGCTTGTCGGCTACGGCATTACCGGCAACACGTCGGAACAGTGCTTCGCCGTTCTCTGGGGCAAGGGCGCTAACGGCAAGTCGGTCTTCACGGAGACGCTGACGGACGTGTTCGGCCGGATCACGAAGACGACCCCGTTTGCCACGTTCGAAGACAAGGGCAACGGCGGGGGCATTCCGAACGACCTTGCTGCCCTTCGTGGTGCACGTCTTGTCATGGCGTCCGAAGGCGAGTCGGGCAAGCCCATGTCGGAAGCCGTCCTGAAGCGCGTGACGGGCAAGGACAAGGTCACGGCGCGATTCCTTCGGCAAGAGTTCTTCACCTTCGCGCCGACGTTCCTGATCATGCTTGCGACCAACCACAAGCCGAAGTTCAAGAGTCAGGATGAAGGGCTTTGGCGACGCGTCAAGCTCATTCCCTTCAATCGGTACTTCGCGCCCGAAGAGCGTGACTATGACCTTGACAGGAAGCTTCGCGCTGAAGCGGCTGGGATTGTGGCATGGGCTGTGCGTGGCGCCGTCGAATGGTACGCGAACGGACTGAAGGACCCGGCTTCGATCAGCGCAGCGACGAAGGAGTATCGGGCGACGTCCGACGCGCTTGCCGGATTCTTCCCGGGCGTGCTCGAAGAAGCGCCTGAGT